ATTTCACCTTCTAGGCAAACTCTTATGAGAGTTACTGGATTGCTAGAAGCGTGTAAGAAGATTAGAATTGGTCTTCCAAAAGATAAGTTTTCTGCTTCTATTCATGAAATGTTGAGTGATGATGCTAGAACACTTAGAAATATTCAAACTACTCTAGAAAGGAAAAATATATCTTTCTCTGGATTCCGTCAGGAACCAGCAGTACTTGAATTTAAGGGAGGACCTGGAATTGGTAAATCTGTTTCAATGCAACATGCCGGCTTTGCTGCTGTGGCAAAAGTTGCTACTGAAGAAGATAAAAAGGAATTTGAGAAAAATCCTGGTTATCTTATATATACTTGTTTTCCTGAAAATGAGTATTTAGATGGATTTAAGCAGAATCATCTTGTTGTAAATATGGATGACTTTGGCCAATCAAAGGACGTTGTTGGACAGCCGGATAATGAATATATGAAATTAATTAGAATGGCTAATGGTTTCGAATATTATCCTCATATGGCTAGTATAGAAGATAAAGGAAGTGTTACTTTCCAAGCACCTTTTATTATTATGTCCACAAATCAAGTGGTGTACTCACCACAAAGTATTATCAGTTCTGAAGCTCTTTATCGTCGTATTGATCATTCTTATACTATTGTTCCTAAGGAAGAATATACATTAGAATCGACATTACAGGAAGGCTTTTGGAAGCGAAAGTTAGATAGTAAGAAATTACCAGTGGATCCTGAAACTGGTAATAAGGTTTTAAGACCAGAATTTCTACTTTATTATCGTACTGATAGAAATGGTAGAACTTATGGTGATCCTTTAACTTTTGATAAAGTTATTGATCTTTGGTTTGAAACCTATGAAAAGAAAAAGGCAAACTTTGAACAAAATCAAAGTGACTTTAAAGGAACTTTTGAGAAATATAGTTCCCTTTATAGTGATAATTCTCCACCTCCCGATGACTATGAATGTACTGAGGTTGAATATGAATTGGAAGAAGTATTGCCCCAAGGACGACCATCTGCCTGGACATCTTATCACCATAATTATTATGATGCAGTTGGTAATCCTGCACTTGATCAACTAGTTTGGTACCATATAGATCCTTTTATTGGACCTTATGATATGCGTACCCACGTAGAAGATCATGTGCGACAATTAGAAGAAGTTGGAATAGATAATGAAGTATTCTGTTCATTGATGCGTGGTGAACGCCCAATGACTGAATATGTACCAGCTTTTAGAAAAGTAGTGTTACGTAAGAAAGTTTCTATTTTACAAAAGATAGACTTTTGGTTGGAACACAATATTCCTTATTATTCCAATGTCAAAGACTTCGTTACAAAATACGCCAAGCCTATAGCTGGTGTATTTGGGATAATAGCTTTGTTAGGAATAGGAAAATATTTACTGACAACAGTACCGAGATGGCTCTTTGGTTTAGATTTTGAAGCTGAATCATTTGGTCATTCAGATAAAATGAAGGGCGCTGTTCCTAGAAGTGCTAAAGTCTATGGTTCTCATGCAAAAATGCAGAGTTTCATAGCAAAGCATGATACAGTTGCTCAGTTTGGCAATGATGAAAACGGTAAAGATATATTGACTTCATTGACCAGAACTAATTTGTTTTCGTTGGAGAAATTGATCTCTACGACAAATAGGCTAGGTGATATTGAGTCAAGATTTGTACGAATGGGTAGTATCTTAGTACTTCGTGATAGAGTGGCATTAATGCCTTTCCATTTTATTGGTTCTATGGCAGAAGGATTAGAAGAAGACCCATCTCTACTTAATATTGAATATAGACTTTCTCGTCCTGGTAAACGCCAAGGAGATTATGTTTCATATAAAGTAAGAGCAGTTGATATACTCAAAGGATTTCGTTCAATGGAGGAAGCAGATGTGAAAGGTAAAGTTTTTGCTCCGCTTGTGAAGAAGGATTTAGTACTTGTTCAACTTCCTATGAATGTTCAACCCTGTAGAGATATTACTGAGTACATTGTTAGAAATGAGACTCTAAATAAAGATCCCTATTATTTTGACGCTATGTTGATTAATAATAATGATAAAATGATTGTCCCTGCTACTTACCACAATAAGCCTATAAGTGTTGATGGTATGAAGATAATGGGAGAAACATGGAGTCTTAGAGACCTATATAAATACAATGCTCCCACTTCTGCTGGTGATTGTGGATCAATTTTTGGAAAGTTGGATCCTACTGTTGCCAAAACAAAGATTTATGGTATGCATGTATCAGGTTCAAAAAGTAGCAACTTTGGTTTTGCTTCTGCGTTTGTTTATGAGGAAATTATGCAAGAATTGAACTTCTTATTTCCTAAAGAAGTTGCAGATATAGTTCCTCAGATTGCTACTTTGGAGGAAATGCCTTTTGAATTATTAGGTAGGGTTCCTAATCCTCCCACTGTTCCTACAAAATCAGAAATTCGAAAATCACCTCTATTCAATTGGTGTTCTAAAGCTAAGACTGTCCCTTCTCTTTTACATGAGAAAACAGTAAATGGTAAGAAGATCGATCCATGGATTAATGCTATTGCCAAATATAATAAAACACTAGACCCTGTGACTCCTCAAGATATGAGTAAGTTGTTGCAAGGTGTTGATTTATATATGGCTTGGATTGCTGATATAACCAAAATTAGATTTGCACCACGTTTATTGACTCTTTCTGAGTCTGTTCATGGTATAGAAAATGATTTATGGTTAGGCCCTGTACCTTCCGGCACTAGTGCTGGTTATCCTATGAATGCTCAAGGCGGACGCAATCTTAAAAAGATGCTTTTTGCCAATGAGCGTGATACTCCTGAATATATGGAAGTATTTAATGAAATTCAAGTAGAGTTTGATCTCTTAGAATTTACTTATCGTAGTGGAAAACGAGCTGAGTGGCTTTATGTTGATTATTTGAAAGATGAACGTAGACCATTAGAAAAAGTTTTGGAAGGAAAAACTAGAATGTTTTCAGGTGGTCCATTTTTAATGTTTTTGCTCTTCCGAAAATATTTTGGTTGGTTTGATTCTCATTATAAATCTGGACGTATTGAAAATTGGTCAGCTATTGGTGTTAATCCTTATTCTTCTGAGTGGGGAGATATAGCCAAGAAAATGCATGAATTACAAATGTATCGAGAGATAACTGATGTGATGTGCAAGGCTGGTGATTATTCTGGTTTTGATACAAATCAAATGCCTGAGGTTCACAAGGAGATTGTTAAATGTATAAATAATTATTTTTATACTGGTGCAGATCCTGTGGATAATATGGTTAGAGAATTACTTTTTATGGAAATCTATAACTCTAAGCACATATTTTTGGGAGATATAGTAGAGTGGTCCCATGCTCTACCATCTGGAAATCCTATGACTGCTATTATAAATACTATTTATAATGCCAGCTGTTTGGTATATTGTTTCCTGTGCGTTCGTGAGGAGCAGCAATTGGAATACATACGTCCTGAAGATTTCCACAATCATATGTATGCTATTATATTAGGTGATGACAACGCCATCTCAACTGATGACTTGTTAGATCCTTACTTAAATGAACTTACATTGCCTGTCTTCTTAAAACGCATCAATATGATTTATACTAATGAGTTGAAAGGAGTAGCAGAATATCCCTCTCGTCCAATTACAGAAATTTCTTTTCTTAAGCGTGGATGGCAATTTGATGAGAGGATAAAACAATTCAAGGGACCTTTAGATCTTGATGTTGCTTTAGAAATTTGTATGTGGACTAAAACTGGTTCTGACTATATGATGATAGCAGCTACCAATCTTGAAAACACATTAAATGAACTTTCCTTACACCATTCTAGTGTTTGGAATGAATATGCCCCTTGTCTTATTGAAGGAGCGAAGCAGGAATATCCTCATCATAAGTGGGTAGTTCCTTTGCATACGTCTCAATTTCGCAGGATGCAAATT